ATGGGGCAAGCGGCTGGAGCTGACCGTAGACAACAGCAACGAACTATCCACGAACCTAACAACGGACATCAAGGGATCGTCACAGCTGGTGGCTGTCGGTACGCAGTCATCGGTCACTGGTAAGCACTACGACTTCATATTTACTGACGACATAGTCAACATCAAAGACAGAGCATCAAGAGCCGAGCGTGAAAAGACAAAGCTGTTCTATGAGGAACTGAACAACGTAAAGATGTTGGGCACAGGACGCATATTCAACACGGGCACACCGTGGCACCAGAACGACGCGTTTGAGATAATGCCGGAGCCGGAGAAGTATGACTGCTATTCGACAGGCATCATGACCGAGGATATGATCGCCGAAAAGCGTGACCGCATGGCAAAGGGCGTGTTTTCAGCCAACTACGAACTGCGGCACATACCGAGTGATGATGTCCTGTTTACTGATCCGATAACTGGCGCACCGAGGACAATGGCGATGCAAGGCGAAAGCCACGTTGATGCGGCATACTACGGCGAGGACTGGACGGCATACACGACCGTTGCGATACATAACGGCAAGTTCTATGTATACGGCAGATGCTGGCGTAAGCACATAGACGACGTTGAGGACGAGATAGTAAAAATCCAGAGCGACATGCAAGCGGGCAGACTGCACATGGAGACCAACGCCGACAAGGGATATGCCGCCAAGTCACTCAAACAAAAGGGTGTAAGGGTAGCAACATACCACGAATCACAGAACAAGTACATCAAGATCAGCTCATACTTAAAAGCGGAATGGGCTGATGTTATCTTTGTTGAGGGCACTGATCCTAAATACATTGAGCAAATCTGCGACTATAACGAGGACGCAGAACACGATGACTGTCCAGATAGCTTGGCAAGCCTTATTCGGATAATAGGGAGACGAAAGAACAGAACAATGGAGACTGCGACAGTAGACGACGCTTTTATGCGTTATACGTACTAACGAGGATACGATGAAGACATATCAAGACTTACTTGCCATAGGCGAGAACGAAACCAGAAGGAAGGAATTTGTGCGTGCGCTCATCAACGAGCACAAGACCACAAAGGACTACAAGATAGCAAAGGACGCATATGAATACTTCTGCCACAGAAACGTTACCATAAGCAACTACCAGAAGATGCTCACCACTGTGGAGGGCGCACATATAATCGACACGATGTCATCAAACTACAAGATGGCATCGAATCACTTATATAGATTCATCACACAGGAAGTGCAATATCTGCTGGGCAACGGCATCTCATGGAACAGCGATGGCACAGAAGATGCTCTCGGTTACGGCAAGTGGTCGATAGACAGACAGGTACAGGACGCGGCGACAAAAGCACTGTGGGGCAAGGTCGCATTCGGCTTCTATGACAATGATCATGTCGAGGTGTTCAGCTATCTTGAATTCGTACCGCTGTTCGACGAGCAAGACGGCTCCATGAAGGCTGGTGTTCGGTTCTGGCAGATAGACGAGGGCAAGCCACTTCGTGCAACGTTCTATGAGATGGACGGGTTCACCAAGTATGTATGGAACACGGATGAGGACGCACCGACAGAGGACGAGCCGAAGCGTGGCTACATACAGAAGATCGCAAGCACCGAAGCGGACGGAGATATCGTATACGACGAGCAGAACTACCCTACGTTCCCGATTATCCCGCTGTGGGCAAACAGCGAGCATCAAAGCACGCTTGTGGGCATCCGCGAGCAGATAGACTGCTACGATCTGATCAAGAGCGGATTCGCCAATACGGTCGATGAAGCAAGCATCGTGTACTGGACACTCCAGAACGCCGGAGGCATGGACGATGTTGATCTGTCACGTTTTATCAAGCAGATGCGCGAACTTCACGCTACGGTCGTGGATGTGGACGGCGCAAACGCAGAAAGCCATACGATAGATGTGCCGTGGGAGGCAAGGGAAAAACTGCTCGACAGATTAAGCAAAGACCTCTATCGTGACGCTATGGCACTCGATACCGAGAACATCGCCAACGGTGCGGTAACGGCGACGCAGATCGTTGCGGCATATGAAAACCTTAATGCCAAGTGCGACAAGTTTGAGTATCAAGTACTCGACTTCCTTGAGGGCATCATGGCTGTGGCTGGCGTTGACGATGATCCGACATTCACAAGGTCGATGATAGTCAATCAGACTGAAACGGTATCGGTGCTTCTGCAAGCCGGACAGTTCTTGAGCCAAGACTACATCGCAAGGAAACTGCTCGATCTGCTGGGCGACGGCGACAAGGCTGACGAGATATTATCCGAAGTCGAACAGGAGAACATCGACCGCTTTACGGGTGGCATCGAGGAACAGCTTGAACAAATGACTGAATAATGGACAAAGGGCATAAGTACACCGACAAGCAGATAGAAATCCTTGAGAAAAGGCTGAAACGGCTCTATAAGGAAGTGAGTGCCGAAGCAAGGAAGAAGCTGACCGAATATCTTGAACAGAACGAAGAACGCTACATGGAACTGTGGCGCAGATTCGACGAGGGCGAGATAACTGCGGGTCAGTTTGAGTATCTGATCCTGTCGGACGACGAACTTGAGACGGTGCAAGGCGAAATGGTCAACGAGTATGTCAACGGCGACGAAAAGGCAATGTCCATGATCGGTGCAGTGCTGACGACCATATATGCGTACAACCACAATGCTCAAGCGTCAAAGATGCAAGGTGAAACGGGAATCCGGCTACCGAGAGCGATAAAGGACGACCTCGGTGTTCAGATAGGCAAGTTGGTGCGAAGAAGGCGTATGCTCCCACCACCGAATCCAGACAAGATGAAGGATAGGATATGGCACAGGACAAAGATACGCCTTGTTGTCAATGACGGATTAAGACACGGACGCAGTATATACGACATCGCCGATAACCTTGAGCGTGTCACCAACATGGATATAGGTGCGGCGATCAGAGCGGCAAGAACGGCTTGCACGAACGCAGAAAACCAAGCGAAGCTGGATGCCATGTATGTACTGCGTGACGAATACGGCGTTGATGTCAAGAAGCAATGGTACGCCACACTCGACAACAGGACAAGGACGCACCACAGGGTTCTGCACGGTGAGATACGTGAACTTGAGGAGCCGTTCTCCAACGGGCTACAATATCCGGCAGACCCTCAAGGCGATCCAAGCGAGGTATGGAACTGCCGATGCACGCTTATTGATGTGATGCGTGGCATGGACGATATAAAGCATTCGCCTAACGGCATGAGCCGCAAGGAATGGATAAATAAGAAGCCCAAGACCAAGCCGTACCCGATACCGAAGAACAAGAGGTGATCATGGGACTCACAATAGAAGTAAAGGTCGATAATACGGATGCGATCATCGACGAAACGCAAAAGCATAAAGCAAACGCTCTTATAAAGTGCGGTGCGGCGTGGGAATCGTATGCGAAACAGGGCGCACCCGTGGACACGGGCAGATTGAGAAACAGCATGACACATGAACTTGAATCACCCGACACGGTGGCTATAGGCTCCAATGTGGAGTACGCCATATACCAAGAACTCGGGACGAGCAGAGGCATCATTCCGAAGCTGTTTCTGACAAACGCCGGACGGATGCACATAGACGAATATATAAACATCATAGCAAACGAATTTAATAATGGTTAGCGATATCCCCGAAAGGGGATTTTTATATAGCTAAAAACACCTAATTACAAGGCAACGTAACCGAAGCACAGGAGGTAAACAAATGGCATTTACGCGCAAGATGCTCAAGGCAATGGGCATCGAGGAAGAAAAAATTGACGAGATCATCGAGGCACACAGAGAAGTCACCGACGCTCTGAAAGAAGACAGAGACAAGTACAAGGCTGACGCTGACAAACTCGCTGATGTCCAGAAGGAACTTGAAGGTCTGAAGAAGAACGCCGAGGGCACAGACTCATACAAGGAACGCTATGAGAAGGAGCACAAGGACTTCGAGGACTACAAGGCAAATGTAAAGGCAGAACAGACAAAGGCGGCTAAAGCCGATGCGTACAAGGCTCTGCTGAAAGATGCAAAGGTCTCGGGCGACTGGATCGACGACATTGTGAAGTTCACAGAATTCGACGACATCCAGCTCGATGATGACGGCAAGATCGTGGACGCTGACAAGCGCATGGACAGCATAAAAAGCAAATATGCAAAGTACATCGTTTCCGAGTCCACACGCGGCGCAAATACCGAAAATCCACCTACAAACGTAGGCGGTAACAAGATGACGAAAGCCGAGATTTTCAAGAAAGACGAACACGGCAGATATGTGCTTTCCGCACAGGAAAGGCAGAAGGCTATCGCTGAAGGTCTCGCAAACAATTAAAAGAAAGGAAACACACTATGCCAGCTACAAACGTAGAAACACTTACGAATCCAAGAGATTCACTTCCAAACGTATATACCAACGTAACAGCAAGAGAGATCGACTTCGTTACCAGATTCGGTGACAATTGGGACGCTCTCCGCAACATCATGGGCATCATGCGCCCGATCCGCAAAGCTCCGGGCACATCGCTCGTTTCCTACACAGCAAGCGTAGCACTTGAGAGCGGTGCTGTTGATCCGGGCGAGGTTATCCCATACAGCAAGGCTACAATCGTACAGGCTACAAAGGGTGATCTCTCCATCGAAAAATACGCAAAGGCTGTTCCTATCGAGGATGTAAATCAGTACGGCGCAGAGATCGCAGTAGAAAAATCCGACGATGCATTCCTCACACAGCTTCAGAACGCAGTACTCGGAAAGTTCTACACATTCCTCAACACAGGATCACTCACAGGCACAGCAACCACATGGCAGGCGGCTCTTGCAAAGGCACAGGGACTTGTACTCGACAAGTTTGCAACCATGCAGAAAGATGTCACACAGATCGTAGGATTCGCAAATATCCTTGATGCGTATGACTACCTCGGTGCGGCAGACATCACAGTACAGACACAGTTCGGACTGACCTATATCAAGGACTTCCTCGGATATAGCACACTGTTCCTCCTCCCAGCTAACAAGATCGCACGCAACGTTGTGATCGCAACTCCTGTTGAGAACATTGATCTGTACTACATCGACCCAAGCGACAGCGAATTCGCAAGACTCGGACTCGACTATACAACACAGGGCGAGACGAACCTCATCGGATTCCATGCACAGGGCAACTACTCCACAGCAGTAGGCGAAAGCTATGCACTCATGGGTATGGCTCTCTGGGCAGAGTATCTTGACGGAATCGCAAAGGTTACAGTAGGAGCATAAAATGTTCAAGGTAGTCAAGGACTTCGTGGACTTGCATGACGACAATCATCTTTACCGTGCGGGGGACAAGTTTCCCCGCGACGGTGTTGATGTGAGCGAGGCGAGAACGACCGAGCTTGCATCTGGGAAAAACAGATGTGGCGTGGTGCTGATAAAGGCAACCGAGAAGGCGAAAATTCAGCCTGTGGGCGAAGAAAAAGCCGTTGTCGATAAAACGGTCAAGGCGAAGCCTAAAAGGAAAAAGAAGGAGCAATAGCAATGGGACTGACCGAACTGTGTCAAGAACTACGAAACTGGTTTGAGCGTGATAAATTCTTCGGTGAATTCACGATAGAAAATGGAACGATTAACGTACCCGACGGTTCTTTACAGAACGGTCAGTTTTTTCGCGTTATAGGGTCTGTATTCAACGACGGAGTACACCAGTATGGCGAAGACGAATTAACTGACGAGGCATTTAAGGGTGCGATATGGTCAATGGCTGTGCCTCCTTCGGTCATTGAGCTATCGGAACGCATATCAGAGTGGGACACCACATACGGCGGGCTGGTCTCATCGCCGTACGCATCTGAATCGTTCGGTGGCTATTCCTATACGAAAGCCAGCTCGGGACAGGGGAATGCCAACGCCAGTTCAACACCGACATGGCAGAGTACATTCGCCAACGAACTGAATAGATGGAGGAAGATATGAGTCTGTTAGACGAAGCAATGGAGACCTGTACGTTTCTGAACAAACA